AATTAAAAGAAGCTTGATATTCTAAAATATTTTTATTACCTTTAACCATATTTTGATTATAAAAAATAAAAAAAAATAAAATTATAATAAATAAATAAATAAAATGAAAAATAAAGAGTTATTATTAAGACGCATGCAAACTTTAGAAGGTAAACTTAAACGAGCTAGAGTATATCTTAGTGAAAATCGTGTGCAAGATGCAAAAAAAGTATTAGAAGATATTCTTGAATTAAGACAAGACATGGAATCTATTGTAGAAAGAGAAAATTAATAAATTAAATTAAAATAAAAGTTATGAAATTAACCCCTAAACAAATCCAAGACAATTGGTCAATATTCCTTAACAATATTGAAGTTCACATTACAAGTGACCGTAAACAAAAATTATTAGATTTTTATAAAAAATATGAAGATCGTATAATATTAATGCCTGCTGCTCATAAAAAAGAATACCATAATGCATTCCCAGGAGGATATGTTGAACATGTTAACCGTGTAGTTCGTTGTTCTTTAAAACAATATACATTATGGAAAGAAGAAGGTGCAGATATGACTACCTTTACTGAAGAAGAATTAGTATTTTCTGCTATTAATCATGATTTAGGTAAAATGGGTGATGAAGAAAATGAATCATATATCCCACAAACTGATAAATGGAGACGTGATAAATTAGGTGAAGATTATATGTTTAATAAGAAAGTCCAATTTGCATCCGTACCTGATAGAGGTTTATTTTTACTCCAATCCCATGGTGTACAATATTCATTTAATGAAATGTTAGCTATCCAAACCCATGATGGTTTATATGATGAAGCAAATAAAAAATATCTCTTCGCCTATATGCCAGAACAAAAACCAAGAACATGCTTACCTTTTATATTACACCAGGCAGATTTAATGGCTGCTCGTATTGAATTTGAACGTGAATGGTTACCTAAATTAAATGGGGAACAAGGGTCCGTGGAGAAGTTAAAGGAAAATTATACATTGGGAACAACACCGAATTCATCAAAAAAGATGTCTACCAAAGTTAAAGCTTTAGGTTCGATAAAAAGTGATGGTTTAAAAAATATGTTAGATAAATTATGATACTATATACAATAATTTCAGTACTATCGGTTTTAGTTATAATTTTAGGATTTACAACTATAAACTTATTAAGAAAAAATGAAAAGGCAGAAGATATAGTTGTAGGATATTTACAATATTTAGACCAATTTTCACGTATTATAGAGGCTTCTAATAAAAAACTTAAAGAAGTAGATAATCGAAGAATTTTTGAAAAAGATGATGATGTAGGTATTATATTTGAATCTATTTTAAAAATACAAGAAATACTTAATGAGTTTAACGTTAAAAAGTACAAGTAAAATGCCTCCAATTAAAAAGAAGAGGAGAAAAAAAAGTAAAAATTATTTTACTCAAGAAACAGAAGATGCTATTGTGTTATACAATAGCACTTCTAATCCCGAAGTGCGAAGTAAAATATATGAATCTAAAATTCATTATCCCTTTTTTAAACTTACCCAAAATATAATTCACACTTTTAAATTTTATCATACTGAGGTAGATAATTTAGAGCATTTACAACATGAAATTATTGTATTTTTATTATCTAAAATACATTTGTTTGACCCCTCTCGTGGTTCAAAAGCTTATTCATATTTTGGAACTATTGTAAAGCGTTGGTGTATATTATATAATGATAAAAATTATAAGAAAAAAATTAATACTGTACCCGCAGGTGAATTAGAAAAAGATGATTCACACTCATATACTTTAGAACCTAATAACTCAAATGAAAGATTATCAAAATTTATAGATGAGTATACTGGATATATTACTGAAAATATATTTGAATTATTCCCAAAAGGAAATGATGCTCAAATAGCAGACTCAATATTAGAGCTATTCAGAAAAAGAGAAAGCATCGATGTATTTAATAAGAAAGCTTTATACATTTATATACACGAAATGATGCCTGAGGTAAAAACCCCAAAAATTACCAAAATAGCTAAACAATTATATGCGATATTTAAAAAGTATTATATATTTTATTTAGAAAACGGATATACAAATTTCTAAATTTTTTAACTATTCATATTTATACCCAAATAAATGATATGGGAAATTTAGAATCAAACATTTTTGGTAAAAAGAAATTCTCTGATATATTAAAAGAAATTTACGATAATCAAAAGAAAAAAGAAGTTCAAATATCGGCGTTAATAGGCGAATTAAAACCTTTAATCAACGATATTGGTGATGCTACTTTAATAGTGCCTTTAATAAAAGAATATATGGAGTTAGGCATTAAAAATGACGAACAACTAATCAAAATGTCTACTATTATACAACGTGCTTTATCCTCTAACAAATCAGAGGAAGAAGGATTTGGGATGACTGAAGATGAAAAGAAACAATTATTATCTGAAATAGAAAAATTCAAACCAAAAGGATAATGGCTATTTTTAAACAAGGGGCTAATTATAGTCCTACAAAAAATACTTCTACTACCCAAAATCAATTACCACTACAAAAAATAATTGCTGGAAGAGTTACTGATATTGTTCTCTCCCCAGATCATCCAAAATATAATGAAGTTGGAAATAAAATAGGAACTATATTTTTTCAACCTATCCCTGTTTCTAATAATGTAAACATCCCTAATAGTTTATCTTTTGCTTCCCCATTAAATTTCCATACAGTTACTTATCCTGTAGTTGATGAAATAGTTAACTTAATAGAATCTCCTTTTAACTTAAATACATCAGAAAATAATAAATGTTTTTACTATTTATCATCTGTTAATTTATGGAATACACCAAACCACAATGCTTTTCCTTTTTTAACACCTGCTAATTCTAAAACCTTTATTAAAGCCCAATTAAATAGCCCTACAGATTTTTCTCAAGGAGAATTCATTGAACAAAGTAATATTAGAGGTATATTGCCACAAATGGGTGATACTCTATTAGAAGGTAGAAATGGTCAAAGTATTAGATTTAGTAATAAAAAAGGTAATCCTATTACATATATCCGAAATGGACAAGACAGAACTACACCTTCTTCAGGATTTGAAAATATAACTGAAAATGTAAAAAATGATTTATCTTCAATATATTTAACTTCAACCCAAAAAATTAAAAATTTAACTTTAGTAGATGAAAATTTTGTTTCTTATTCAACACCACCCATAACACCTTCTCAATTCAACTTACCCCAAGTTATATTGAATTCTGATAGAATAATAATTGAAGCTGAAACTGATAGTGTGTTAGTAAGTGCTGGTAAATCTGTAGGTTTATTTTCAAATGAAAGTATTAATATAGAATCAAAAGATATCAATATCCATACTAATAATAGAATTAGATTAGGATCTAAAAATGCAGGTGAATCTGTTTTATTAGGTGATAAAACTTATGATGTTATAGAATTTACTTTAAATGTATTAAAAATATTATCTGATACATTAACCCCAAACCAAATTTACCCCGGGGGGGCACCTATCCCTGATGCTTCTACCCAAGCATTAACATCAACAATTTCTCAAGCAATTGAAACAGTTAAAGAAAAAGTTTTAGTAAATATAAAATCAACAAAAGTTAAAGTAGAATAATGGCTACTCCTCAAGAATTTATAAACACTACTCACGATAAAGATTATGACTATAAAAAAGTTATTCAAAAAGATGGTACTGTAGTATATTTTTTTATAGGAAGAAGAAATAAACCTAAAGAACGTTTTCCTAATTGGACTAAAGCAGTAGATGATGGTAGTTATGGTACAATTAGAAGAAATGCTATAATTGAAAAAGTTAAGTTTGATTCCCCACCTAATCCCTCTCCACCTGAAACTTCACAAACTAGTAATATAATTGAAAACTCTGAAGACCCAAATGCTAATAATTTATATGGTACAGTTGTAGATAGTAAAACACTTAATCCTATAAAAGGGGCTGATGTTTCATATGGTACTTATTCAACAGTTACTAATGAAAGAGGTGAATTTATAATCGAACTTCCAACACCTAAATCTCCCCAACCTACCATTTTACAAGAATGTGTAAACACTAAACATGATAGTGCATATAATTATAAAAAATTAACCTATTCTAATGGTAAAATAGATTATTATTTTATAGGTAAAACAGGAACATACAAACGAGACTTCCCAAATTGGACAGAAGCCCCAATTAATACTTTAGTAGGAAAAACATCAGGTACTATAAATAGAGATGCTATAGTTGAAAAGGTTAAATTTGACTGTCCACCTGTAACTATACCTGTTTCCTCTTCTTTAAATGGAGACATAGATACCCCTCCTACACCTACAAGTATACCTATAAATCCATCATCCCAACTTAGACCTATAACAGGGGAATTACAAGTTAGTGATACTGACTCAACAGCTACAAATTATAATGGTATTATAAGATTAGCTAAAAATGTAGAAGGTAATATAACGGATCCACCATATCAAACCCGTACTAATCCCGAAGGAAAATTTGAACTTTCTGTACCTATAGATGGTAAATTTATTTACGCTAAAAAACCTAACTCTACACAGACTATAGTTTTACCATTAACACAAGAAACTAATTATGTATTTGATTTTTCAAGCCAAGCAAATAATGGTGTAACACTAGAACAAGAAGAAACCACAGTAATTGCCCCCCGTATAGATTTAGAAGCTAGTGCTGTTGATTATGAATCTAAATCAATACCTGTTATA